TCGATCATTATATGTTGTGCCATACTGTAAGTATAGCATGATTTGTAACTAATTACAAGTAATTTTTAACCGATTACCCAAGTTAATGGTTGTGAACCATCTACATAATTTTTCAAATCTTCGATACATTTTGCCATAACTGCCATGCCTTCAGATTTCATAGCGGCACCATTTAAGGTTGTGCCGCCTTGTGGGCCGGCTATGGTGCCAAACTTTTCTCGAGCTTCGCCGATAATTACTTTACAATTTCCGTACATATATTCGCGAATCCATTGACGAATTTGGAAATCTGAAAGTAAATTTACTTCTGGTTTTAAATTATATGTCCACAATAAAACATTTTCGCCCACACCTTTTGGGTCGCGAATTAGTTGTAATTTTTTAGTCACTGGATTCCAAGTATAGTTCATGTAAGCACCAAACATACGGCCGGAAAGTTCTACATATTGTGAGTAGAAATGATAGGTAGCAAGTCCACCCGCCACATTAAAATTCATCAAATATACATTTAATGTTGCTTGGGAAAAAGGGTCAAAATTACTAGCATAAGGGCCGGTCGAGTCGCCAAAAGTTCTACGGAAAATTTGACGGACTTGAATAACTTCTTCGGGTAAATCGTAAATGTTTACATTAGTTACGAGCTCCATAAAGCTATAAGATTCTTCATAGGCATTTTGTGCTCTTTGACGATATGTCCCTATCGTAGCCCTATAAGCTGCTTCAAAATGGCTAGCATCTAGCTCGATATCAATGATTTCGTCGGCTAGCTGAAGCCGAACATATTCAATTAAATTTTGTTTTAATGTTTCTAATGTAGATTCAGATTGCAATGCCATATGGACTCCATGTCCATATATTTAGCATTATTACCAGGCTTTTAGAATGATTATATTCTCGTTACCACGCCCTGTAAACTTCGTTTCAGTTGATTTAATATCCCCAAATGATTTACGCATGGCTGGCTTTCCACCCGACATAACTGCTTTAATTTGTTCAGCTGGCTTGCGTAAAGTTTTCTGCACAGTTGTCATAGCATCAAAAGCAATAATAGTAGAACCTTTGATAGTAAATGAGCCCAAGTGTGTGTCAGCCATTACATGTATTAGTTTGCGTTTTGCAGTATCATACAACCAAGCTTCACTTGCGTTGACAAGTTTTGCTGGGTTTTCAGACTTAAGATTAAGCTCGGTAAATTCTTTTAGATACTTAAATTTACGGGCTTGTGTTTCTGGACTTACTGCTTTTTTAGCACGAGGTTTGCGTTCTACTTTCTTGATACTAATGTAAGACGCACAATCTGACAATACAGTTTCACAAAATTTAACACATTGTTTTAATTGTGCTTTTGATAAATGACTATAACCTTCTGTCAATTGTTCGTCACTGCCCTCTAATACTTCATTAAGTTCATGTAAGCGTAAATCCCAGACACGAGTAATGTTAGGAATCATTTGTGGGCTTATATTCATACCGCGGATTAGAGCAATAGGTTTAAAATCTGCTGACATTTTGGCGCCTGCTACAATAAAATCGTCAAACATTCCTTCGAGCTCGCCAGCACACTCAGATGCTTTTTCGCGAAGATGGTCCTGAATAGTAAGTTTTACTTGTACCGTTTCTTCTTCGGTGGCCGCCGCCTTTTTAACTTCTTGTTTAGATTTGAGCATCAACGAAATTTGCTCATCCAAAATACATTGTTCATGTTCGTTAAGCATTAATCCCATTACACTCATTCGACACACCCAGCCTGGTGTTAAGCGAATTTGACTGTCGGAGATTCCGCGAATTAGTTTGGCATCAGCTTTACGATTATTAATTTCTAAATATTGGGCAATCATATCCTTGGCATCTTTTTTGCCATAGTGATAATTATACCATTGAAAAGCATTAGCGAACGAACTAATCCGATTAGATTCGTCTGGTTGGGTTCGCCACTCTGGTTCGAATCCAACATATTTTGTTTCAGCCCCTTTGGGGTTTAATCGCTTAATTGTAGTTTCGTGTTTTGCCATAGTTTTAGTAGTGTAATATATAAGTTAGTTATTGTCAACCTATCAGTGCCGCAAAAGTGATATGTTGTTCCAAATTATCTAATAACTGATTTACTTCATTTTTCAATTCAATAAACTTTGATGTGTCTTTTTTAAGTCTACGACACTCCACAGATTCTTGACTTAAGACTGTAATTACTCGATCGATATTAGATAACATTTTTCGTAAATCACGATATGCTACCTTGCTTTTTACAGCAGATATTTGCTTTTCTGCGTGATTTACCCTATCTAAAATCTCATCCATAACAGTAATTATATGTTATTTGGAATTATTAGTCAACCTTTGGCGAACTAAATACTAGTTATGCCACGATTGTCACTTTATAGACCTAATAGAACCTCAGATTATCAGTTTTTGGATCGCACGATTTCCGAACGCTATACTGTGGGCGGACTAGATATATTTGTCCACAAATATATGGGTCCAATTGTAGACACTACAGATAATCCTGGAAATAAGGATGCTACTTTACCGGTTTATACTTCGGAAAATCCATTGTTTATCGAAGATTTACTATTGTTAGAAAATAGAGATCGTGCGTACGATCCTAACATTTATATCATGCGTGGCGTTTATACGCAAAACGATATTAATTTTGATTTAACACAATTTGGATTATTTTTAAACAACGATACATTGTATATCACATTTCACTACAATGATATGATTGATACTTTTGGCCGTAAATTAATGTCAGGTGATGTGCTCGAGCTACCTAATCTAAAAGATTATAATCCATTGAACAGTAATATTACTAGAGCATTACCTAAATATTATGTAATTCAAGACGCTAGTTATGCTTCGGAAGGTTTTAGTCAAACTTGGTTGCCCCACTTATGGCGAGTTAAAGCCACCCCAATGGTTAATGCTCAAGAATATAAACAAATTATCGATCAGCCATTTATGCCCGATAATATTTGGGATAACGGTAATTTTTATCCTCGGGGCGATATCGTCAATGATGGCGGAAAATACTATGAAGCTAAAGCTAATGTCCCGCCCGGAACTCCTATTACTGATCCTAACTATTGGGCACTTATTGAAAACCCAACTACATTAGGTGACGCCGATAGTACTCGTAATAAAGATTTAGCCATTAATGATGCTTTAATTATACAAGCAAATGCTGATGTCCCTTTATCAGGTTATGATAATGTTAGTTTTTATATATTGCCAACTACACCATCGGGACAACCTAGCGGTGAAGGATTAATGGCGGGCAATACAAATATTACAGTAGATGGAACTCAACAAGGCGAAGGCGAGACACCCAAGAGTTTTGGATACACTATGGGGTACTTAACTGGCGATAAGATGGCACCAAACGGATTACCAGTCACTCCGGGTGTTAGTTTTCCAATGGGCCCGTCCACAGGAGATTATTGTTTGCGACTAGATTATTTTCCAAATCGTTTATTCCGTTATAACGGCGCAATGTGGGTAGCTATATCCGATGATGTTCGTACTGAGTTAGATTGGGGCTTTGATAATAAAACTCAGCGTAGTTCTTTTGTTAACAATCCATATACAGTATCTACATCAGACCAAGGTAATATACCAAGCAGACAATCATTATCTGAATTACTAAAACCAGAAGCTGATAATGGTAATCAAGGGGGTAATAAACCTCCTAACCCAAGACCTCCAGGACGATAATGCAAACATTCTTCTATGATGAGCAGCTAAGACGCTATCTAATTCAATTTGCTCGTATGTTTTCAGGCTTTCAAGTAGAGTTTGGACGCAACGAAGCAGGTGCGGCAGGAACTGGCGATACATTATATCGTGTGCCTGTACGCTATGGAGATGCTAGTAGACAGGCACAAACTATACTACAAGAAAATAGTGCTAGTAATATGCCATCAACTCCGCTGATGACTTTTTATGTTACCGCGCTAGATTTTGACCGGCCTCGTATGCAAAATCCAACTTATGTTGATAACAAAAGTATTCGGCAAAGAGAGTATGATCAAGCAACAGGAACTTATGAAACTACACAAGGTAACGCTTTTACGATTGAGCGTTATATGCCTGCTCCTTATAAATTATCTATTAATTTAGACATTTGGACTAGCAACACCAATCAAAAAATGCAGTTGTTAGAACAAATATTACCATTGTTCAACCCAAGTCTAGAAATACAAAGTTCAGATAATTTTATGGATTGGACCAGTTTAAGTATTGTAGAATTAGTATCCACTGGATGGAGTAGTCGTAGTGTCCCGCAAGGCACTGAAGATCCTATTGATATTTCTACAATTAAATTTGCTTTACCTGTGTGGTTATCATTGCCTGCCAAAGTTAAAAAACTTGGTGTGGTAGAAACTATTATCGCAAGTATATACGATGGCAAGGGAGACATGGTTAATGCTATTCGCAACAATGACCTGTTATTGGGCACTAGACAGTATATTACTCCATACGGTTATCAAGTTGTATTAATTGGAAATAAATTACAAATTTTAGCTCGCTCAGCTGTCGTAGACGAAACGAATGACGAATTGCCACCACCAAATCCAGTAGAACCAAGTAATCTAAATTGGACTCCGGTAGTCGATATGTACGGAACATTGCGTCCAGGTATTAGTATGATTGCTCTTACACAGGAAGATGGCACACAAGTATTTGGTACTGTGGCTTTTGATCCGACAAATGATCAATTTTTATTGTTTACTGTTATAGAAGAATCTATTCCGCCCAACACATTGCCCCCTATAAATTCTGTTATTAATCCGTTGGCAAGTGGACCTGGGCAAGGTTTACCCCAGGCAACTACAGGTCAACGCTATTTGTTAACTGATGATACTGGCAGCGATAACGGTTACGCTGTAGCATGGGCTGGTATTAGCGGTCAAATATTAATAGCACATCGAAACGATATTATTCAGTACGATGGAAACCAGTGGATAGTTTCTTTTAGTGCTCAGTCGAGTCCTGTAAATACACAATATGTTACAAATATCACAACAGAGATACAATATAAATGGAATGGAGAAACCTGGATTAAATCATATCAAGGCCTTTATCCAGGTGGCCAATGGTCGCTAATAATCTAAAAGTAGTTAACGCGGTTGGCATTTGGTTCTATTCGCAATCAACAAATCGATATTTGTATCTAGTTCGTAATGATCCCAAACATCCAGATTCGTGGGGATT